GCTTACTTTGCGCGGTACGTTATGTACGGAGGTCTTGGTCTAGGATTTATTGAAGAAGTAAGAGACCCTGAAGTGCAGATGGGTAAGCGAGAGATAGACCCAACAACGATTTTGTTTGGCATGATAGATCAACCTTTGAGTGTTATTACACTTAACAAGCTTGATCGTGAGTACGGATTTAAAAAGTTTATGGCGGATCCTGTTAATTATTTAATAGAATCTTTTATACCTCCTACTGGAGTTGTTGGAGATCTTGCTAAACTTCCGTATCAGATTGCTAAGGATGGTAGCATAACCACAGATAAAACAGAAAAGGCTTTAGAAAAACTTAGCTATCAGCTTCCTGCCGTGGGTGACTACATAAAAGAATATCAAAAAGATTAGGAAGCCGAAGCTCCCCTGTAGTTTACTAGATCTCGCAAGCGCCTCCTACGCAAGCCAGTGTCTGAGCACCTTCTGTTTTATCCTCGTGCTCTACGATGTCCCAGTCGATAACCTTGGGTATGTCCTTCACTAGCTTGTTGTAGGTGGCCTTGTCAATCTCCTCGTATGGCGCTTGTTGGTATGTGTGTTCTGAGTACGGCAAGAAGCTGATCCCGGACACATCATCGAAGTTGTTATACAACCACTGCCCTACCTCCATGAACTCCGAGTCCTTGTAGTACACAGTAATGCTCGGCTTATGTTCACACCAGTAATCCTGATAGATCTTCCACAACCGTAGCTGTTCCATAGCACCCATCTCTGACGTACATATAGCGCCCTCTGGAGCCTTCTGCACGAAGCTGAATACCTTTGTGTTGGGTGACATCACATCGTCCTCTACGGGAACACCAGCGGCCTCTAACACACGGCACAACGGATCGTCAGCAGAACCTCTTACTCGTCGGATGTACTGCGGTGAGAACCGTGGGTGAATTCCAGAAGCAGAATCAACAAGCTGACTGACAGTACCACTGGGCTTAACAGCAGTAACAGCAGTAGAAGGATTAATCCCAAGTTTAGCAGCCCATTCTTTATTAGCCTGTATAGTTTCTTCGCGAAGCTCACTGAGCCACTTCTTAAGTTGTTTAGCATCACCATCGTCTCCTACCGAGTTACGTCCTGACAGTACAGGGTGATCCATAATGCCTGTTAACGACACACCGAGTAGTGCTTCCTCTTCCGTGTTATCTTTCCACACCTTGCGTAGGTAACGGAAGTCTGTCAGTGTCGCCTGAAGAGTTCCAAGGATAGCCGCAACTCGTACTTTTCGTTTGAGATCCTTGAGACTATCGGATGGCCTAACAACAACTTCCGATAGGTTACAGAATTGATAAGGACGGAGGATAATTTCTGAGCAAGGGTTCGTCCCAAAGTCCCAGTCAGCATCTCTTCTGCCGTTCTTTGCAGCTTGCTTCTGACTTGCGACTCGGCTGAACATTCCTCGTTCTCCTGAGTACGACTCATACAGGCTCTTCCATTCGTTTAAGAAAGCAGGGAAGTCAGGCTTCTCTGTGTAACACGCCGAGTTGTTAGCTAGACCCCGTTGCGGGTTGTCCACCCACCACTGTCCTGTCTTAGCTCTTCGAATTCGATCATCGGTAAGATTACTGAGACTGATGAGTGCACTTCGCCTAACTCCTCCGACAACGACGATCTGTGCAATCTTACAGCAGAGATCGTGACACTCGATGGAACTAAGCTTTCGTCCAGAAGCTGCTCGAAAGACTTCAACGGTGAAGCGGAACAAATCTTCAAGAGGTTCTGGGCCAGACGCTCTGCCGCCAAAGGTTCTGAGGGTTGCACCAGAAGGTCGTACTCTGCTTGTATCCCACTTTGGCACTTGACCTGTATAGAGCATGGCAATAAGCTCTCGGTATGCCTTTGCCCATCCAATTTTACTGTCCGCGACGTGTACAACACTCTCCGTGTCATGGAAATCCTCCGCTACTTCTGGTAGTTTAGATATGTACTGGCGTTCAACACTGAAGCCAACACCTGTGCCGCACATAAGTACGTACATCATTTCATCAAATGCTTTGGGGTGGTCTATCGGTAGGTAGCTACAGTTAAACCCAGCTACGTTATCTCGATCAAGTGCTTCCCCTGCTGTCATCAACGCTCGCATCGAAGGCATGACGTCTAGGCTTCGTATAGCTTCAAATACTTCTTTATGTTCGTCGTCTGATAAGCGATCGCCCCAGTAGTTAACGTAGCGACTTACGGTTTCGTCCCAGTTCTCTCGACGCTGTTCCTTTGGTAGGTAACGTGCGTACCTAGACTTGTGTATGTACTGTTGATATACGTCCATTATCGTTCCTCTAATTGTTTAATGATCTTCTTGCGGTCGGTCTCGTTCATGCGTGACCACTGTGCTATCTCGTTGCGTGTTCTCTTGCAGCTAACACAGCGTTCGTTCACTAGCTTACACTGGTTAACACACGGGGTTATCACTCGCCTCCTCCTAGTATCCCTTCCATGATGCTGTCCTTGCCCATCGATAGTAACATATAAGCACCGTCAGGGTAGTTAACTGTAGACGCTACAGCGAGTGACTCACCTTCAACAAACGTTACGACTACTGCCTGTACTTCAGTGCCTTCTTCCTCTAGCTCTGCGCAGTGAGCAGACAGAAGTTCGAACATCTCAGAGGCTTTGCTCTCGTTCTCTGTTGGCTTGCCAAAGTTACCCTCTACTACTTTCATAAGTCCTCTCAAAGTCTTCCAAAGACAAGTACTGGTCTGGATAGCTGAAGTAATTATGGGCCTCAATCAAAAACGAAGCGTCAGCTAAATCGTCTGATGTTGCTGTCTTACATAAGGTTTCTATACTACTCCTTATTACGTCTCTGACTATGCAGTCGGCATCGTCAGGTGATATGTCTATGCTGTTCATCGCTTAACCCTCCTTCCTACTCGTTCTTCGTAACTCATCCACCCCTTATCGGGATCATTAATCATACACGTACCGCCCCTAATTGTCTTAACCTCGTAGCCTGTTACTTCACCGTAGCCGTGGCATTTAGACTCCTGAAAGGAGATAAGCGCCCACCCAAACAAGTAACCGCCCAGCGCAAGAACGACTGTCGTACCTCCAAAAAACTTTAAAACATCACTCATAAGTTCTCCTCAATCAGCCTGTCTAAGTACCAACGCGCCTTACGAAGATCCTCTACTGGTTTGTTCTTGTACTCGTACCGCCAGACGTACTTCTCTACGTTACCCTTGAGATACCCCTTGAACTGCGTAGGTTCCATTGATGCTTTGATAGCGTCGATGCACTCAATGTCGCCTGTGTTGTAGTGCTCAGGCTGCTTAACCGGGTCAAACTTTGTAGGCTTGATTGGTTCTAGTCCTCCCTGTTTAGTCCAGTAACCTTTGCGGTTCTTGTCCCATTCCTCTGGCGTAGCGTCGTCTATTGAACCTCGATAGGGTACGTTGCGATCACACTTAGTAGACATCTTCAATCCTCGCTTCAACATCTTCAATCACTTTGTTATAACTATTAACAATATCTTCTCTATCTTCTGTAAAGACATCCGACATGACCTTTGAGTCTAGCCAAGTGTCGCGCCCTTCTTTTAGAAAAGATGCTGTAATGGCAGCTCTAAGGTCGTTGCTTATTCTTGCTTTATATTTCGCATACTCTGGAAGAACCTCATCTGGTTCTGTGTCATAAAAAAATAACAAAGGTTTGTTATGATCTGACATTAATGTGACGTTGAACACTGTGTTTCTGTCGTTCTCAGTACCCATACTCGTCCTCCTCCTCTAAAAACTCTTGCTCTAATTGTTCAAACCGTTTGATAACCTTATCCTCAAACCTGTCTAAAATCTCTTCTGACGATAGCTCTAAAAACTCTAGCAGGTCGTCTGGGTCATAGTTATCCATTAGTTTTTCCTTAAGTTCTTCAAGTGTCAGAGACATAATTAATAAGCTCCTCTAGAGTCTCTATAGTATACCATTTTATGTTGTATTTGTCACACCATTGAGCCATAGTGAGTTTGGTAGTTTTACTCACCTTTTGGTTGGGCTTCATCAAGATAAATATAAGCTCTTCCGTGTCCGAGAGAGAGTCAACGATCGCTTTATACTTCTGAGTATCTCCGACTCTGAAAAACCCCTTACATTCGATGTGGTACAGATGGTGTCCTGCGTCGTACACGAAGTCTGGTGTGTACTACATCGAATGTAAGGGGTTTTTCAGAGTCGGAGA